TTCATAATCATTACAAGTAAAATCTCTACACGCAATATGTAATGCTGAAGTTCCTGTAGACCATCCGTAAACTTCCTCACCCACATTTTTTATCTTGTTTTCCATTCCTTTAGGAACCCAGATAATGTAACTTTGAGTTTTTGTTACTCCACTATCAAGTCCTGAAATATATACAAAATATTCAGAATCAAATCTTCGATATGTTGCATGTTCTGTTCCATTTGCTAAAGAATCGTATGCTTCTTCAGGTAATAGATTCCATGAATTATGTGTAAAATAACATTGTCCATCATATCCAGATTCAATAATATCACTTATTATCCCTGCATCAGTAGCACAAATTACATCAGGTGTAAAATCTCTATAACAAGCATTACATCCTATAATTGTACCTTCTAATTTTGAGATATCAATATTTTTTCTACTTGGTCCGTTTCCTAGTACAAAAACAGATTCTATACCTTGAGCATCAGGTCCTTCATACATTTCACTACCTTATATCTATCTTATCTCCGGCTCTCACATCTTATTATATCATACTATTTTCATTTGTCAACTACTATTACTATTTAGTAAGCACAAAAAAAGGATGGACAAAAAGCCCACCCTTTTTTAATTTTACGTCCTGGTCAAGGCTAAATATAGTCTTCCTTAAAAAAGGATTACATAAGGTTAGCCACGATAACGTGTCTGTAGTAACGGTTAGCGTTAGCTGTAAGTGAACCATCACCAGCTCCGTTATTATTGGAACCAGTTTCATTAGCGAAAGGATTAGAAACAAGACCGTAACGAGTCTTAAAACCAATCTTAGGCTGGAATGAATTCTCACCAACTGCACGAACCATTTGCAACGGAACGTAAGGACAATAGAACAGTCCTGCGTCATATGCAGATGAGCCTTTGTAACCAACTGTGAAATAGTTAGTTGCGGCAGAAGGAGCATATGGATCAACGAAAACTTTGAACCGACCATTCAAAGTTCCAACCATTGTGGAACCAGAATCATCTGGATCAAAATTATTCCCGGTAGGTTGTCCGGACAGCTGACCTGCCATTGCTAATGCGGATGCTACATCTGAAGAAGTAATGAGAACATTACCTTTTCCTCTGCGAGTATCTTTAGCAATTGCATTTGCTTCACGTTCAATCTGGAACATCAAACCTTTGAACTTCTCAACAGACCAACGTCCATTTGAATCTGTATCAAGGTCAAAAGTTCCTGCAGTTGTAGTATTATGAGCTGCACCAGTTTTTGCGTTGGTGTAGATAGTTCTCATAACTTCGCGATTAATTTCTGCAAGAATTTCTGCAGACAGAATGTTTGACAATTCTGTTTCAGCATCTAAACCGTGAACGGCTTTAAGATCCTGTGCCAATTCCATTGTGTACTCAGCTTTGAGTGCACGTGACTTGGCGGTAACAGTTACTTTGTCGATTGCAAATGCCATTTCGGCGACAGTAACATCAGCTTCTTGTGTTGCTGTATCAGTACCAGTACCAGTAGTCATGGTACTATCTGCGGGGTTACTGTTAGCGGAATGTGTTCCACTACCAGAAAAGGATGTGTCGGCTTCAACAGAGTCTGCTGCTTCTGCACCGGCCTGAGTTGTGATGTGTGACTTCATCGCGAAGATCAGTCCGGTAGGACCAGTCATCGGTTGAACTCCACAAACATCATAGGCGATGAGATTAGGCATAGCTCTGCGAACCAACGAGATTAAAACAGGATCAACGGTGTCAATATTACCGCCGGTCTTGTTTGCGTGAGCCGCTTCTTGGATGTTTCCAAACATTCCACTATCGTGTGAGGCTTGTTCCCGCATAGCTTTCTCTTGGTTTTCCAAAAGAACTGCCGTTACGGCTCTCCGATAATTATCTTTAATCGGAGGGAGGTCTTCATGTGTAAGAACCGGACCCCACTTTTTCTGAAGGTCTTCAGCTAGGTACATTTTTTTTCTCCTATAGGTTTATAAATTAAGAATTATAGCGTTTTATCGCCGATGTATAATGTTTCATATTTTCATCAAGTCTAATTTCCTGTTTTTCATCAGAAACTTCAATTGTTTCATCCGTTTCTGTGATCTCTGAAGTAACTGCATCAGATTTAGGAAAATAACTTTCTTTAAGTACATTCAATTTCTCAATATATTGCTCTTGGTTCTCATATTCGATACCTTCTGCTAACTTTGAGATTTTTTCCGTTTCAGTATCGGCCAAATCTTTAGTTGCATCACGAAGGACATCGTCTTTTTTGAACTGAGACAATTCTTTTTGGAGTTCTACTCCACGATTGATTTCCTCATCCAAAGAGGTTTCAAGGTCTTCGACTTTTGTGAATAAGTCATCAACCATGTCAACTTTTTCTTCTGGAATATCAATGTAATGTTCTGTGAAAAGAGTTCTGAGTCCGGACATGAAATCTTCAACCAACTCGGTACGAATACCGCGTTCGATTGCCAGTTCATTTTCTTGCATCCACTCTTCTACAATATATGTCAAATATCCATCGACCTTTTCTGTAAGTTCGTTTGTAAATTCTTCAGAACTTGAATCTTGGTCTGATTTTAGTTGAGTTTCAAGTTCTTCCATTTTCTTATTAACTTGTTCAATAACTTTTGATTGAACTGCAGCTTCGAAGATTGTTGAGGCTTTTTGTTTAAAATCTTCTGAAAGACCTTCTTCGCCTTGTACTAATGCTTCAACATCGTCTTTGACATCTATTTTAATGTCTTCTGGTCTGATAGCGGCTTTAGTTCGAACTTTATCTTCTTTAACTTCTTCTTTAACTGTTTCAAGATTAGTAGCTGCCAGAATTTCTTCATACTTGGTAGCCAAATCACCTTTTAACATTCCATTAACGGAATCATAGATGTTTTTCAGCATCTGGTTTTTAGTTTTTGGAATGCTTACAGCTTCTTTTTTCACTTTCTTTCCTTCTGCCGGTTCTTCATCATCTTCCTCTTCATCTTCCTCTTCATCTTCTTCATCATCTTCTTGTTCTTTTTTAACGGAAGCCTTAGCGGTTTTACCCTCTTCTACTTCTTCGTCTTCTATTAAATCATCTGAAGAATCTTCTTCAATTCCTTCTTCTTCAGACTCTTGTGCTAAATATTCTTCAGACATTTAAATCTCCTATATCTAATTTAAATTAGTGTTACTATTGTTATTATTTAGTAATTTTATAAACTTGACATAAAACCTTCAAAGGCTTTTAGTTGAACTTCATCTAATTGCTTTTGACTGGTTATTTTCATCTCTTTTTCGATTCGGGCGACTACTCGTTCATCGAGAATCCCGTTGTCCCAGACCCATTCTTTCCCTTCCATGATACCATTGACAAATGCCGCTGGTGCGGAAGGATCGGCAACAATATCAGCAGCTGTTGCAAGATAAAAATCATCTTGAACCTGTTGTACGTTACGTCCAATAGGTTTCAACGAACCCATTCCTCTAGATGAAACGCCCAAACGAGCACCCTCATCTATTAAATTCTTTACAATTTTACCGTAAGGTGTATCCATAATTTTTGCACGACCCCGGAAATTATTTCCATCTTCAAACAACTCAGTAATCATATGTGATACTCTTTCAAGATTAACGGTTGGTCCATCAGGATGGCCAAGTTCACCGAAAGCTCTGTTTTGCTTAATATAATTTTGCTCGTAGCGTTTTGTTTCTTTTTGCAGAATCTCCTTTGGATAAACTCGGCCATTTCTGTTTTTTACATTGGCCTGCATGAATATACCTTCAATAAAGTAATTCTTTTCTCCTCTTTTGGAAGTTTCACATATAAATTCTACATCATCTAATTCTTCGCATATAAGTCTCATATTTCTCCTATTATGTGAAATTTCCTAGTACGTAATCAACTGGATAACCAAGTATATTATTTTGTTCGTATGCTGGAATATCATACCCTGGTGCCTGTTTCTTACATTCCATTATGATTGTATAAGAATTAGTACCACTGTGATCTGCTGTAGAGAATTGAATATCTCCTAAAACATTGCCAGAATCACCAGTTGCATTTACTGGTATCCCTGGAAATTCATTTCCAGGCATAGACCATGTTCCATTACCTGCTAATTCTGCAATATATTTTTCTGCAGTAGACCCATCCCATTCAATTCCAACTTGTAGGCCGTTACATATCCACAATATCTTAGTAACTAAAAGATTGTAATCTAATTCTGTAAAATTACCACTATTTGCAACCGTTCTAGTGTTAGTTCCAGTTACTCCACCAACAACAGCATCTCCATTAGACATACCAGTGTCGATTGCGGTAGCTTTCTTGTTTGTATTATCCCATCCAACAACTTCTACTGTAGATGCTCCTGCAGTAAATCCAGTAACAATAAAAGTTTCTGAACCGCCTGTTGTTAAAACTTCTCCAATTTTAAAATTCGGACTTGCAGCACCAGATAAAGTAAGTGTGTGTTTTGCCCAAGCAAGTGTCGATACATCTATTTTCTTAACATCCGATTCTGATGCATCGGAAAAAAATTTCATAATTAATTTTTTTTCTGTGTCTCTCAGCGTTTGTGTTTCAGCTGCCATCTGTTATTTCCTCTGAACTTTCCGGCTCTTTCGAGTCTGTCTCCGTTTTGGTTAAAAAAGTTAAATTGTTTCTACTTATTGTTCGTTTGTTTCTGTGGGTATTTCAACTGCGTCCGGTGTTACAACTTCAGAATTCTCACGAGTTTTTGTTAAAAAAGAACTTCCAACATCCTTTTTCTTATTTTCTAATGCGACCATTATCTTTTGTTGGAGTACATCACCAATTGCTGATTTTACTCCTGCACTTTCTCCGCTGAGTGACAATGACACAATATCACTAACTGTAGCTGTTTCAGACATTTTTATCCTCTAATTATAGATATCTATTATATTTATACTATTTATAAATTTTAACCGCGTATTACTTTTAGGTCTGGTTTACCATCTTTCTTCGATATAGGGTCATGTGATTCTATTTCCCAATCTAATTTACCAGTTCCTCCACCTGTTCCTTTTTCTAGTTCAATTTCTTTTTCCATCTCATCAATTTGCTCTTGAGACAACTTGAGAATATTTTTTCTTACAAAATTAAGAGAGAAAAATTTACCAATAATATCTTCACTAAATCCCATATTAGTTGATACCATCTCCAATCGTTCTTTCATCATTTGAGCATCTTTTAATTCTTTAAAGTGTGAATCTGATTCCCACTCATAAGTAATATGGTCTGTTATTGTCATCCAATCTTGAGCTGAAATAATACCCTTCAATATCAATTGTTTCTCTAAAATATCGTCAAATAAAATTTGAAATCGTGCACGCAATCTTTCGATGTATCGGGTAAACTTAACCTCATCTCTTGAAATTTCTTCAGCTCTTCCCAATATGAAACCAGTATCTTGCTCTAGTCGCGATGGAGGAACATTAAGAGATTTGTATAGTTTTGTTTTAAAATATTCAACATCAGCTAATTCTCCAAGATTCTCTCCTCCTGGCAACGTTGTAATTTCTGTACCTCTACCACCTTCTCTACGTGGAAGCCAATAATCCTCTAACATACTCATATGCTTACGGTCATCTTTGATTTCACCAGATTGTGAATCATAGACTAACTTATTCTTGTACTTGTTCATAATGTCGCGAAGATATTGTTCTGCCTTGATCTTGGGTAGATTTCCAACATCAATATAGAAAATTCTTCGTTCTGGTGCACGTGAGATACGATAGATGACAACCGCATCTTCCATCATTCGTAATTGATTAAGAGGTTTGATTGCTTTGTGTAGATGACTTAAAACTATTTTTCTATTGGCATCTAATATACCTGAATGGGCATAAGAGATAGAATCCTCAGAAATTTGAATTGTACTTCCACCAACTCTGTCCGTAATTCCTCTATCATTAAATAGATAATACTCTTGGAATCCAGAAGTATCAATTATTTTACCTTCAGGCCCATCTGTAAATTTTGGTTGACGGATTTTTTTGATTTTTAGGGGATCTATTGGGCGCAGTTCAATAATACCACGTTTGGGATTTTTGGTATCTATAATAATGTGAAAATATATTCTACCATCGACATACCATTTTCGAAATATTTCATAACCAATTTTTCGAAAATCAAGCAAACGCATTATTTCGTGAAATTCAACTTTAATGTTATGTTTGATATTCTCGGATAGCTGGGATTTTTCTAGACTGATAGTGACAGGTTGATTTTCCCTATTCGTAACAACAGCTTCATTAATAATATCATCAATAGCTTGATCAGCTTCAGGATATTGAGACATATCCCGATATTTTTTGATCAATTCAATTTCGTTCTTAGCAACTCCTTCAAGGTCTACATATGTTCCATATGCTCCACCTGTTGCGCCGACTTCAAGTGCGCCGTCTTCTGGCTCGGGAAGTGCGAAAGATTTTTTATTTTTTTCGTCCTT